CTACTTTATCAATTCTATCAAATAGTGTGTCAAACTGGTCATCTGTGAGTGTAATTGTTTTCATTTTTCAACCTCTAAAGAATCAATAAATGCAACACAATGCTCAGTAAATTTCTTTACATCAATAGGTGCAACTTTGTCATCATCTTCGCCAATATAATAGAATTGGTTATTGATATTAGAGATCAAAGTAAGAAGTGCTGTTTCGTTGTTTGTGTACATTCTACCAATCTCCGTTAGAATCAGCATAGCAATCTTCATTCCAATGCTCTGTCTCTTTTAAGATACCTATGTGTCTCATAATGCCATCATAGATTTCCATGCCTGATCTTGACATTCTGCCACATGAATAATCCCAACCCAACTCGGTCAAGTTATCCACAATGAATGAAAGTGAAACTTTTTTCATAATGTTTGTTTAATTGATATACTAATGATAATCGGGATAAATTAAAAAGCAACCACCCCATGTGCCACTATCTCAACTGGCACACTCTTTTGGATAGGTGCGATCATACCAACCATATTATAGAATGCTATGATTATTAAGTGTATCATGTGAGACTTACTTCTTTTTTCCATTCTTGTCTAGCATTGAAGTTAGCATAAGAGAATTGTTGACGTTTTACAAGTTTGAATGTACCATACTTGTTAGTCATCACATAACCCTCATGTTCATAAGGCATATTCTCAAATAAACATTGAACATTCTCTGTAGTAGTGATGCCTTCCATAAGTAATTCTTTTATCTCAATTATCATATTGTATAAGTGAAATAAGTTTCTGGAATATCCAGTATCACTTGCCAACTTATCAGCATCAAGTGTTTGCCCTGATCTGATATAACTATTGATATTTATTTTTAATTGTGGAATATCATCACTCTCTGGAAACTTGACAAATGGTATTACAGTTTTAGCAAGTGTGATAAGTAAGTTCAATCTGAAATGTCTTTTAGATATTGATGCACTTGTATCAATAAAATGTACACCATAACTTTTAGACTCTCTGTAGTGAAACTTAGCATCTAACTCTTGTATGGTAGCACCAATATACTGTGTATGAGTAGCAACAACAATATCGTCAATTACATCATCAAATTTATATGTAATTGTGTTTGGTGTATGGGTATCTGAACCACCATAACCAATAAAGTCGCCCTGATAAATGCCATCATTATGTGGCAATCTGTCAAGACATATATGTAGAATCGAAGCGACTCTAGGTGTATGTCCATGATTAGATTCAATATCAGTATGAGTATAGTTTATCTTGATTCTTCTCTTATTGAATACTGATTTAGTTCCTACAAAGAATTTGCCATTCTCAGGGTTAGTTCCATACACGATAGCAGGGGCGCCATCATACTTGACGGATACCTGACTCTGTTTAGTATCTAAAAACCTGATAGCATCAAGTGCTCCCTGCTTACCAGTAAGCACATGATCTTCAATGTGTTCCAAGTGTTTGTTCTTCATAGAACCATTATAACATAAAAAGTCAGGGAGCGGGGCGAACTGATCTGAGTTTCACTCAGGCGCCCAAATTTACCTACTAGGAATCGCTTACACCTGTACCCCTACTAACTACTGATCTAGCAGTGCTGACGCTCGACTTTCGGGTAGTAGAACCGCATATCCCTGACATTCATATAATAATCCATTGACATATAATTGCAACCACCTGTGTGCCAGTTTATTAAATGTCACACTCTGGGTTGACAAACTCTCTCTTTCTCTTTACTTTTGTTGTATTAATATCAATTAAATCTTCTAACTCTTCAATAGAATTGGCGAGGTTGTCATCATTTTTCTCCTCAGAATAGAAAAATAATGCTTCACTTAACAAGTTGAATTGTTTATCGGTTAATGTTACATTGATTTTATACATATTACCTCATAGGTATGTTAAAAGACATGATAGTTCTTGGTGTCTCAGTTTGCGACACTGGCGACTCGTGCAATAATACAGAGGGAAATGTAATAATATCCCCTTCAAATACAGGCGGAGCAATTTTATCTATAGTTCCATAATAGGGATTTGGGTGTGGACTATAGAATGTTGTAGGAAAATGTAATTTATCATCAAATTCCACATACAACACACATGATATATTCATTAGACCATGATTATGAGCACCATGATATTGTCCTTTAGTGTATCTCTGTGACCATAGTTGCCACTTATCAACACTCTCAACAGGGCAATCTCCTCTGTATCTATCTGTCAATATCTCTGTGTATTCTTCAACTAACTTATCCAAATCAGTTTTTAATATGTCAACGAACTGATTAAGATATGGTGCTGAAGTCTGATACTTGTAGTAATCTGTCTCACACTCTATGATAGAGAATGGTTGCCCATCAAAATTAGTATCAGTATCACTAAAATCTATTAGTTTTAACAGTTTACTCTTTTTGTTCTGCCAATCACTAACTGTAAATTTAATGATAGGAAACCCAAATAGATTCATAGATTGAGAGTTCATTTCCTTTTCCTAAATGGATTCCAATTTCTTCTAGGTTTCATGCCCTTATCCTTTTTCAACTGTACTTTTAACTTCTTCAGATATTTTAAGTGATTCGGATAGATTAACTTCTCAACATCTTTTTTGATTTGTTTTTCATCTTTATCCATTGTCTATGTCAATATCATTTATATCTGTGAAGTATATGCCTTTTAAATCCCTCTCTGACCACTCGGTTAGATCATCAAGGAATAAATCTCCATCATCAAAATCTTCCGCCTCAACCATCATTTCCAGCACTAGAGATTCAGCATCTTCTAGTCTCATTTCATCAACAAGTTTCTCCATTTGAGAGGCATACTGCTCGTCCATCAACTGAAGGCATTGTTCTCTGATTCTGTCAATTTGCATTGGTGTTACCTGTGTAGTTTGATTATACCATAAAATGAGTTTATTGTCTATTTTCTGTTAGATAGAGATACCTGTGCCTGTCCTTTGTTGAATATGGTATCAACAACTGATTGAAGGCGCTTTTCTGTACCAATACCAACATTGTTGTAAACTGGTACAAACATCTTACCAAATGGTTTGATGTATCCAGTACCTTTGATACAGGGTTTCAAGGCACCTGTACTAATCTTCTGTGCATCTTCTTTATGTAGTCTGATGACTCTACCAATAGTTTGTGCCATAGTGATAAGATCAAGATTTCTCAATAGAATACAGGCATTTAGACCTGACACATTCATACCCTCTGATAGTATAGAGTGATGAAATAGTAGAAACTTCTTAGTATCATCTTTGCCCCACTTGTTCATTAGATTGAAAAATGTCTTACGAGTGACTTTCTTACCATTGATGATAGCACCATACTTTGATGTAATCCACATGACATTGTACTTACGAGCATGACACTCAACTTGGAAGTCTGTCCTAGTAATCAATTTGTGGATATTGGTAGTAGATTTGGCAGTGACTAATACTTTGTCCATGCTCTCCTCATTGTCAAGAGCATCAAGTATCATTTCCTTGTCAATCTCCTCTACACTCTCATAGAAACCAGTATTGTAATTTCTAGTCTTGACCTGTGGAGGCACTATATAACCTTTCTTGATTAACTCTGGAGCAGGGATTTCTGCAATCACTTTTCCATACACCTTAGTATTGTTCATACCACGCTCCTGTGATGTATGATGTTTAGGTGTAGCAGTGAAGTAGAACTTACGTCTAGTGATGTTAGACCTGTCCTTGACACTCTCAAAGAAGTTCTTTTGAACTGAATTGTGTGCCTCGTCATAATATACTGTATCCGCTTCAACATCTTGTTTGATTCTGTGAAGTGAATGATATGTTGTAAAAATCAACTGATTCTTTGTACTAGCATGATGCCACTCTTGTATCTCTTTTGGATTGGTGGTAGTCTTGTAGTTAGTCTCTCCACTATGTACATGAAGCACCTCGACATTATCAATCTGCTCGAGGAACTCTTCACATAACTGTTGAGCAAGTAAGATTCTAGGGGCAACAACAATAATAGTCTGTGGTATAGGCATACTGAATCGCCACTTAGCGTCCACAATCATACACATTGTCTTACCGCCACCAGTAGGTACTAGAACCTGACCACACTTCTGTTGCATGAGATTTGTTATCTCTGTCTGATGATCTCTAAGTTTCATTGTGTATTGTCTCAATAATCATATTATAGAATAAAAAAAAGACCCTTGCAAGGGTCTTGTGACAGTTTTAGAACTGTGCCAATAGTTTTTGAGTTTCTGGGTCAAATTCCTCTCTGACTCCATTAATGTCCATCAACCAATCATCTTGCTCTTGTCCATCAAATTCGTCAAATTCCAATTCAAAATCCATAATCTTTTTTTGTTTGTTTACTCTCATATAATAGTATAATGTAAAATTGTTTGCAACTGTATGTGTGCCAGTTATCCAACTGGAGGTGCATTTGGTATCTCAGCAGGTTTTGCGTCCATGTCAAATTTGTTTGAGGCAACCTCATACTCCTTATTACCTTTCAAAGCATTGACCTCTACAATAAGTGCCTTAAGATCATCTTGCTGTTTGAGTAAGGCAGCATGAACCATTGACTCTAATGAAGTCAATCTCTCATCAAGATTACCTATGGTTCTCATCGCCGCATTTAGTTGTTTCTTTAGTCGATCAACTTGCTGTAACTTGACTTTAGTTAGTGTCTCTGTGTCTGATGTAAGTGAATCGTAACCCATAATTTATTCTTTTTAGTTATTTAGTACGTTGTATATTATCTAAGGTAGAGATAACCACCCGCCCAATCACACACGTTGTAGAGTTTTGCTCTGTCAATGTCATCACTCATATTAAATCTAACGTGTTTAGCGGGTTGTTTCCACCCTGCTGGTTTATATACTTCTCCTGATAATTTATCAACGAAGCAGTGGACGCTTATGTCATCAGCAAACTGACGATTGACTTGTTTCCAACGTAGGCAAACTTTGTAGTATTTTCTGCCATTTTCTATAAAAAACTTAATTCTATCATCTTCTCCTGATTCAATTTGAGTAACCTTTTCCTGTAGAAATGGGTCAGGTTTGTCTGCCATGTTTTGATTATTAACAATAGAGCGTACTGAATAATCTCTGTACTGTTGTTCAAGGCAACGACATAATTTCTCTGTCCATTGAAGCACCTTGACTTTTTGAGTTGCTTGATGAAATACTAAGTTTGACATTGTGTTTTAATTGTGTTTGAAATAAAAAGAAGTGGAGCAGAGGAACAAACACAAACCCTCTCTCCACTTCTTTATAATAGTATATTTACCTTTTAAAGGCAACTCCCATGTGACACTCCCAATAATGTCACACTCGACCTCTTCGCCCTTCGGACTTTGGATATAATGTTATATCCTGTGTTCCGAATCTACCCATTGCTTCTATCTTGGCATCAGAACCAAAGTTGCTCAAACTTTCAAATTCTGTTGATAGTAGTCTGTTGTCTATTTTGACAACTGCTCTCCAAAGTGCCATGATTTTAGTAATAGGGTGTCGAGAAACAAAATCCAGTTGCCGCACTCCTTTAAAAGGCGCAGGGGTAGATTTGTTTCTCACACTATTTATTATAGGGCATCATCAATTATTTGGCAACCCCTCTTTTTCATCAAATGCTTTTTTTCTTTCACTCTGGTTAAGATTGACACATCGCCACCCATAATCCCCATTGGTAACGATAGTGGGCATAAAGTTCATTGATAACGATATTCTATTGTATCCTGTGTTCTCATCATAACCATGATTCAACTGTGATGGGAATATGACTAACTCTCCCTCATTTGATAGGACTTCATTATTTTGATTGTAGTCTGTAGTTTTTCCTGTGATAAAATTGAGAGCGGGAGCATTTATAAAATTAGTATCTCTGGTAAAATATGTGGGCACATGATCTCTTGCCATATCAAAATTAACATAGTATATTGCTGACAAATAAGAATTAGCATGATGATGGGGATATTGATACCCACCTTTATCTGAAATGTTTATCCAACTGTCTGTAACTTGAACTGTCTCTTGTATATAATCTCCCTTGACTTCCTTGGCATATATCTCTGCCTGTTGTTCACACCAGTTTCTAAATCTGCCGTATCTCTCATCATTATGTAATACTGAGTAATGACCAATATGTTTTAATTGTTCTGAGTTGGCACTATATGTTATTTGATTTTGTTTCTGTTCTTCTATCTCTGCCAGTATAGTTTCTTTTACTTTACTATGAAAGGGGCAAGGTATGATTGCCACTGGCGTTGGTAGTACGTTAATAACTTCCATATTATAAATCAGGATTATCCCATAGTTGTCCAGACCTAAATGTTGTCATGGCAGTGTGTCTCTCATCTTTTGTCAATGGTATCACTTCAAAAGAATTAATATATCTAGGCATGAG